TGAAGAAGTAATCGGTTCCGTTTAATTAAACTAGAGGTTTAGAACTATGCCAGCTAGAAATCAAATTAATCCACCCCCACTAAGGAAGATCACCGACTTTAAAAATAAGTTAACTGGTGGTGGTGCTCGCCCTAACCTCTTTGAGGTTGTCCTTACTTTCCCAGATGCTGCTACTCCAAATACAACAACTGTTGAAAAGTCTAGATTCTTAATCAAGGCGGCTAACTTGCCCGCATCAAACGTTGCTCCAATTGATGTACCATTTAGAGGTAGAATTCTAAAAGTTGCAGGAGACAGAACCTTTGATTCGTGGACGGTTACCGTAATTAACGATACCGACTTCTCCATCCGTTCGGCATTCGAAAAATGGATGAATACCTTCAACAGACTATCTGATAATACTGGTTTAACTAACCCAGCAGATTATCAGTCTGATGCTTACGTCTATCAACTAGACCGTGATGGATCTGTACTAAGATCTTATAGAATGTATGATCTGTTCCCAACTCAGGTATCCCCAATTGAACTTTCTTATGATGCTCAGGGTATCGAAGAATTTACCATTGAACTTCAAGTTCTCTGGTGGGAAGCAATCAAAGGAACTGGCACAAATGCTGGTGGTGAGGATATTAACTAAATAATAGAATAAAGAGTCAAAAGATTATACTATGGCAAAACTTTTTGGTTTTTCTATTGATGATAACAAAAACCAATCTCCTTCGATAGTATCCCCCGTTCCTCAAACCAATGAGGACGGGGTTGATAATTATATTGCTAGTGGATTTTACGGTCAATATGTTGATATTGAAGGAGTTTATCGAACAGAGCATGATTTAATTAAAAGATACAGAGAAATGGCACTTCACCCAGAATGTGATGGTGCCATTGAAGATGTTGTCAATGAAGCATTAGTTAGCGATTTGTATGATTCGCCGGTAGAAATTGAACTTTCAAATTTAAATGCCAGCGAACCACTCAAAAAGAAAATAAGAGAAGAATTTAGATATCTAAAAGAAATCATGGACTTTGATAGAAAGTGCCATGAGATTTTTAGAAATTGGTATGTCGATGGAAGAGTTTATTACTTAAAGGTCATTGATCTTAAGAATCCTCAGGCAGGAATTCAGGATCTAAGATACATTGATCCTATGAAGATGAAGTATATTCGTCAAGAAAAGAAAAATAATAAAGATCCTTACGCTAGAGTAAATTCAAGAAATACAGAAAATTCATTACCACATAGTCCAGAATTTGAAGAGTATTTCTTATACACACCAACGCCAAATTATCCAACAGGAATGATTTCCGGTGCTGGTGGTGGAAAGTCTGTTAAGATTGCAAAAGATTCAGTTGTATATTGTACTTCTGGTCTTGTAGATAGAAACAAGAATACTGTCCTTTCGTATCTACACAAGGCAATCAAGGCACTCAATCAACTAAGAATGATTGAGGACTCTTTGGTAATTTACAGATTATCAAGAGCACCAGAAAGAAGAATCTTCTATATTGATGTCGGTAATCTCCCAAAGGTAAAAGCGGAGCAATACCTTAAAGAGGTTATGTCTCGTTACAGAAATAAACTTGTTTATGATGCCTCAACTGGTGAGGTTCGTGATGATCGCAAGTTTATGAGTATGATGGAAGACTTTTGGCTTCCTCGTAGAGAAGGTGGTAGAGGAACTGAAATCACAACCTTACCTGGTGGTCAGAATTTAGGTGAACTTGCTGACATTGAATATTTCCAGAAAAAACTTTATAGAGCACTTGGAGTTCCAGAGTCAAGAATTGCAGGTGGTGGTGATGGTTTCAATCTAGGTCGTTCATCAGAAATTTTAAGAGATGAACTTAAATTTGCAAAGTTTGTTGGGCGTTTGAGAAAGAGATTTGCTCAAATGTTCAATGATATGTTGAAAACTCAATTGATTCTCAAAAATATCGTCAGTCCAGAAGACTGGGATATGATGGCAGATCATATTCAATATGATTTCTTGTATGATAATCAATTTGCAGAACTCAAAGAATCAGAACTTCTTAATGGTCGTTTAGGAACACTTGCAACGATTGAACCTTACATTGGAAAATATTTCTCAACGGAATATGTAAGGAAAAGAATTCTTCGTCAGACTGATTCGGAAATTATTGAGATTGATGAGCAGATTGAAGATGAAATTCAGAAAGGAATTCTTCCAGATCCTTCAATGGTAGATCCAATTACAGGAGCACCATTACCTCAATCTGGTGAAGGAAATGGTATGGCAGGAATGGGTCAAGATGCAATGGGAATGGGTGAAGTTCCAACCGAACCAAATCTAGACGCACAAGCAAGTGTGACTGATGCCCAAATGCAAAAAGACGCTAAAAAGGCTGAGATATAAATAAATTTATAATTAATAAATTAATTTTATGGAAGATCTTATCGACTTGATCGCAACTGATGCGTCTGCATCGGATGTTCGTGACAAAATTCACGATATTCTTTATTCAAAAGCAGCAGAGAGAGTTGAACTCGCAAAGCCATATGTAGCATCATCTATGTTTGGCGAATCTGAAGTAGAAGAAACAGAGGATCAAGAATAATGGCCAATAGAATTAAAGTTCTTGGAGCAGAAGCAGCACTTCCAACAACAACTGGAGCAGCAACTAGTTTTAGTGCAGCAACAGTTGTTCGTCTAGTTAATACTGCACCGTCCACAGAATATCTAATTACAGTAGTTGAAACACAAGGTGGAACTGTTATTGGGTCATTTACATTACCAAGATTACAAACTGAACTCTTAGAAAAATTACCATCACATTGTGTATATGCAGCAAATGCTGCTGTTTTGGGAGCAAAAGTAGGATTTACAAACTAAAAAAAATGAAACTCATCACAGAAGAAATTCAAAAGGTAGAATTCATTACCGAAGGCAAAGGATCACAAAAGAAAATGTATATTGAAGGTGTTTTCCTTCAAGGTGATATTTGTAATCGTAATGGAAGAATGTATCCTATGGAAACTCTTTCCCGTGAGGTAAAGAGATATACCGAATCATTCATCGATAAAGGTCGTGCTCTCGGAGAACTCGGTCATCCTGATGGTCCTACCGTCAATCTTGATCGCGTTTCTCATAAAATTGTTTCTCTTACTTCCGAGGGAACTAATTTTAGAGGTAAAGCACAACTTCTTGAAACTCCAATGGGTAAGATTGCAAAATCTCTCATTGGTGAAGGTGTATGTCTTGGCGTTTCTTCTCGTGGTGTTGGTTCATTAAAGATGACCAACGAAGGTCATAAAATTGTTGGCGAAGATTTTATGCTTGCAACTGCCGCTGATATTGTTGCTGATCCTTCTGCTCCTGATGCATTTGTTCAGGGAATTATGGAAGGTAAAGAGTGGGTTTGGGAAGGTGGTATTCTTCGCCAAAAACTTGCCGAACAGACTCAGAAGAGAATTAACACTCTCGTAGATCAAAAAAGACTTGAAGAGCATAAGTTGAATTTATTCAACGAATTTCTTTCAAATCTTTAATTTATAAATAAATATAGATTATCTAAGAATCTAAACAAAAATGTCCGTTGGTAGAAATTTACAAGAAATGGAAAACGTAGTAACCAAAGGGGCTGCACCTGCCGATCCAATGCCACAAACTGGCATCGAGTACGAAGATTTGGGTGGTCCTACTCCCGAAAATTATCGTCCAGATGACGATTCCTCCAAACTCAAAGACCCATCTGCAACTCTTGCTCAGGTAAGAGACATTGTTAATGCAAAAGCAATGAAAGCAGAAGAGACTGAGATTGAAGATGAAGTAATTGAAGAGGAAACCGAAGAGGAAGAGACCGACCTCGAAGGTGAGGAAGGTGGTGAAGATTCAGAAGAAGATACCGCCGAAGAAGAAGTAGAAGAAGTAGAAGAAGAGTTTAACATCGATGAAGATGTAAACGCTCTTCTCGAAGGTGAGGAGCTTTCTGAGGAATTCCAAGAGAAAGCACGCACCATCTTCGAAGCAGCGATTAAGTCGAAAGTTGCCGAAATCAAAGAGTCTCTCCAAGAGTCATATGCAGTTGCTCTTGTAGAAGAACTCAATGCTATCAAATCGGAACTTACCGAAAGAGTCGATGCATATCTTGAGTATGTAGCTGATGAGTGGTTCCAAGAGAATGCACTCGCAGTTGAGCACGGTCTTAAGACCGAAATGACCGAATCATTCCTCGTTGGAATGAAGAGTCTTTTTGAAGATCATTATGTAACAATCCCTGAAGATAGATATGATGTAATCGAGAGCATGGTAGATAAACTTGATGAAATGGAAGAA